CCCACGGGTTGGCGTCTAGTTACCTTGAGGGTGCTAATTTCCTTACGGCAGCTGTGTCAACGCCTGCAGATTCTATGGGTCATTCTCTTCTTCTACTTTGGGGTCCTGAGTCTCAAGGGGATTTCGTCAGGTGGGTCCAACTTGGGGGACTCTGGACTTTTGTGGCGCTCCACGGGGCCTTTAGTCTGATTGGATTTATGCTTAGGCAGTTTGAGATTTCACGTCTGGTTGGTATCCGTCCTTACAATGCAATCGCATTCTCAGGTCCTATTGCTGTATTTGTATCTGTATTCTTGATGTACCCTCTGGGGCAGTCCAGTTGGTTCTTCGCACCTTCATTTGGTGTAGCAGCAATCTTCAGGTTCCTGCTGTTCCTTCAGGGTTTCCACAACTGGACACTCAATCCCTTCCATATGATGGGAGTTGCTGGTATACTGGGTGGAGCACTACTCTGTGCAATTCACGGAGCAACTGTAGAAAACACACTTTATGAGGATGGTGATGCTTCAAATACTTTCAAAGGGTTTGAACCAACACAAGAGGAAGAGACCTATTCAATGGTCACTGCTAATCGATTCTGGTCTCAGATTTTTGGTATTGCTTTTAGCAATAAGCGTTGGCTTCACTTTTTTATGCTTTTTGTGCCTGTTATGGGTCTCTGGACTAGTAGTATTGGTATTATTGGTCTTGCTCTTAACCTACGAGCGTATGATTTCGTATCGCAGGAAATTAGGGCAGCAGAAGACCCTGAGTTTGAGACATTTTACACAAAAAATATACTTTTGAATGAAGGACTCCGTGCATGGATGTCTCCAGTAGACCAACCTGGAGCAAACTTCCAGTTTCCCGAAGAGGTTCTTCCGAGAGGTAATGCACTATAAAGGTTATTTTTATAAATAGTATTACCCTGTGGTAATACTATGACAAGACCTAAATCAAAATCTCATATTGGTGAGAAACATAATAGACTGACTATCTTGGAGCAGCATAGCGAAAAGAAGGCAGTCTATTTTACTGTTAAATGTGACTGTGGGACTATAAAAAAAGTTCGTAAGGATGCTATAATAGGACCCAGAGCAGAAACAAAATCTTGTGGATGTGTATTAAAAGCGCACGATTGGAACAGGGGTCGTGATGCTCGTTCACCCATGTGGTCTCGGGCAAAATATAGAGCAAAGCAAAAGGGTCTGGATTTTAATATCACAAAGGAAGATATTGTTATTCCAGACACCTGCCCTTTGTTAGGCACTCCTATGGAATCACCGTCATTAGATCGTATTGATTCTTCTAAAGGATATATAAAAGGTAATGTGTGGGTCATCAGTAATAGAGCAAATACTCTAAAAAATGATGCTACATTACAAGAACTCAAAACATTAGTTGAAAATCTGGAGAAACTATGAAAGATACTTCTACAAATCAACTTCCACCAAATCAAAAATACATTGGGTGGAAAGAAGTAAATGAAAAAGAATTTGATGAGTTGTTTCCTCCCATCCAAAAGAAAAATCGTGAGGAAGTGTTGCCCCGACGTAATGCACTCTAAAAATAAATAAGAGGAGTTCTATGAACTCCTTTTTTTATGCTTCTCATACTTTTCTTATTCATAGCATTTGGATTCCTTATGTTTATATTGTCAGTTCTACAAGACTTATGATTTCATCAACAACACCTTATAAACTTGCAGAAATTGTTAGGGACACCTGGCCTAACCTTTACAGACCACCAATAAAGACCTATAATACCCAAAAGACATCAGCAAATGAAAAAGTACAACAGTGAAGACTATTTTTCGGTAATTGATAAAAGAACTGGAAGAAAAATTTGTGATTGTGGTGAAGAGCTGGATGCTCTTGCTATGGTTTCCTTTGACCCCCAAAATCGCACCATTACAAGAAACAAGTTTATGATGGGTCAAGTAGTTGACATTGAAATGCCAAAGGCACTCCCAACAAATGAAATTGTGATCAATACTGATCCATATAAACAACATCAGGAAGAATGGATGGTTGAAAAAATTAATCAATTGCCACAAATTAAACTTCCTGAAGGACAGCAAAAACCTGTGATTGTATGAATTATCACAAAAGAAAACAAGCAGAAAACCAAAAGAAAAAAGTGTATACTCCAGAGGGATACATATCAGATCCACCAGATGCTGTTTGTCCTTATTGTAGAAAAAAACAAATGTCTTGTTCTTATGTAAATAGTTTAAGTCGTTCTTGGGCAAGGAATGCTTGTGCTAAAAAAAATCAAAAATTTCCTTCAAAGGGATAAAGATATCACTTATTATGATGAGTTTCATTACATTTGCATCACTCTTAAAGAGTTGATTCAAGTAATAAGAACTAGAAATAAATAGAAATAAGTCGCAATAATTTATGGGACCTCTTCATTCTCCGAAAGAATATTTGTTTAATCTTTATGTAACTAGTTCTTCAGAAGCAAAAAGATTATGGAAAAAACAAATAAGGGAGAAATGGGGAAATAAATGTGCGTATTGCCATTCTTCAGAAAAACTTACTATAGACCACATCGTTCCTCACATTAAAGGTGGAACTGATGTATTAACAAATTTAGTTTGTTGCTGTGAACAGTGCAATAGAAATAAAGCACATATAAATTGGAAACAGTGGTATAAAGAGCAAGAATTCTTTACCGAAGAAAGGATGAGTGCTATACTTGACTGGATGGTTGGTGAAAAACCAGAGGAAAAAAATCTTTATAGATATAAAGAAAGAAGAAATAATGCTTCTTAAATGTAGTTAATTTTTAATTATTCTTATGAATTTTATTGTATATTCTAGATCTGGATGTCCTTATTGTGACAAAATTAAAGTAGTTTTAGGTGATGTTGCATCTAAAACAAAATCAAATCTAACGACTTATGAACTTGGAGTTGATTTTAGTAGGGAAGAGTTTTATTCTGAGTTTGGAGAAGGTTCGACTTTTCCTCAAGTGGTTTATAATACCAATCATATTGGAGGATGTTCTGATACAATTAAATATCTCCAAGAAAATAATATGCTGTAATGGCAACTATAAATAATTCTAATGGTAATGATATAAACCGTGGCGTTGAATTAATGCTTCGCAAAAAAAGGAGGGAAAATTTAGAACCAAAAGATGAATCAAAAAAATTCAGTTTTGGAAAATTATTTTCTCTCCTTAAGAGAGATATACACTTCAAAATTGAAATACTAGTGAAAAATAAAAATAGTCTCTCGGAGGATTAATAAAATGTTAGCATCAGAACTCGCACTATTCTGTTTGGTCTCTATTCTTTTTTTATTTGTTGGTGGAGTTATAGGTTGGCTAACTAGGTCTCATAGTTTTGAGACGCAAATTAAACAAGTTTATGTTCATCCAGAAATGTTTGATGATAATGGAAATATAATTCCAGACGAAATCTTAGCAGTACGATTTGAAAACGATTATGACAACGACGAAGACGAGGAAGAAGACGACGACTAGTTCTTCAGAGCAAATAGAAAAATTGCCACCAAATGCACTAGTGTTTGAGATTCTTCAACTTGTATCAAAGCAAAGAACTAATCAAAAAAAGATTGAAATTTTAAAAGAATATGAACACGATTCTCTTAAAGCAATCTTTATTTGGAACTTTGATGAGACAATAATTTCATTGCTTCCACCAGGAGATGTTCCTTATTTCGGGGATAATTCAATGAAGACCTCTACAATTTCAGAAAGAATTGATGAGGCAGTTAAACAAATGGATAAAAATGGTTCTCTTGGTGCTATTGACCAAAGACATTCAACCATAAAAAAAGAATACACAAAATTTTATAATTTTGTGAAGGGTGGCAATGATTCTATGAATGGAATCAAAAGAGAAAATATTTTTATTAACATTTTAGAAGGAATACATCCACTAGAAGCAGAAATTCTTTGTCTTGTAAAAGACAAGAGACTTCAAGAAAAATATAAAATTACTAAAGAAATTGTTTCTCAAGCATATCCAGATATTGTTTGGGGGAATAGAGGTTAAGGGAATTTATAATGAATATTATTCATAAAGATTGTGATATATCTCTTTCAAAGGATAAATCTTTACCTTTGGATTCTTATTTGGTAACATATAGTGTGAAGGAAGATTTGAAATATGATATAGTTCAATCTTCCAGTAGAGTTGAAATTTTTGACCACTATCACGACAATTATGGTGGAGAAAATATAAAATCAATTAAATGGACTGATGGTAGAGTAAATCCTAAACTTTACGGATACCAACCAAGACTAGAAAAAAAGAAAAAATAGTATCGTATTATACAAAAGTAAGTGCATATATAAATTACGTTCATCTACTACTTTATAGTAGTAGACGGAAGTAGGCCGACTCGGAACGGAACGTTCATCTATGGAAGCACTCATCTTAACGTGTCTTCAGGCACAGTTGATTGCTAACAGAGTTTTTGAAGCAGATATGCCTAAAAAGACTCGTAACGACCTAACCTGGGAGATTAAACAAATATCCCCAAAGGAGTGTAAAGTAGACGCAAAAGCCGACTGAAGGAACGCTCTTTA